TCAGCGCCAATCCTGCAAGCGGATCGTAGGTCGCCAGCACCTTGTCGGCCTCATCATCGTTCAAGTCGACCACCACCACCGGCACCATACTGTCTTCGGCAATGTCAGCACGGAGATGACCGTCCAGTATTTCCAGTGTCTTGTTTTTCTCACGCGCCACCAAGGCTCCGACAAAGCCGATGTCCGACAGCATTTGCGACACCGCAGACCGCTGCCCTTCTGGGTGTACCCGCCAGTTCTTCGGGTTTCGCTTCAGGTCGCCAGCCCTTATGCGGCGCAATTCGGTGATACGGTCGCGCAACTCGGGCATTTGATGTTCCTATGACCGAAATAAAAGCCGAAATGCTGCGTTTGCAATATCCAGATGGTGGGCCGTCGCGCGGGCCCCGCGTGTTGTAGCTGCCCTCACAGTACCTTTTTTGATTGCGCGTCCACGCATTGTCATCATCAACGCCGCATGTGTGTCTGCTGTGCGCTTACGTGCATGTGCTGCTGCGATACGCAGAGAGAGGGCAAGAGCCGCACGTCTCTGCTGGCATCGGGCACAGGTCATCGGCGTCTCGTTGCCATCGCTTTAGCAATCGCAATGGGGAGAGCAACAATCAATTCTCTCCGCATCGATGTGGCGAAGTCCTCGTAGAAGGGGACACGCTTCGGTACAGGGGTTCTACTTTTCAGAACATACATCAGCTTCAGGCGACCGCGTTTGTCGCGCGTATAGAGCGCATCTTTAATTCGTATCGCATTCACCAAGCTCTTAGGCCGCAACCGTTGCGGCACACCCCGCGAGGTCTTCGTGATCTTACTGGAGGGCACAGCAAGACTAGACCCACCACGCGGGGAGCGCACACCACCAAGGGCCTGCATTTGCAGGTTGCCTCGATCCAGCTTGTCGTAGATTTCAACTGCGGCAGAGCGTTTGTCGGCACGAGCGCCGCGTGTCGTCAGCGATGCTGCGATAAACGAACTGTTGCGCTGCTGGATGTGCTGCGGCCACGTCTGCTTGATCAGAAAATTCCGCGTCACATCGGCGGCGCGGTTCAGGGCGACGGCAGTGGCGAAGGGGATTTGATCCGCTGCTGCGCCCAGCGACGTTGCAAACTTCTGCACTTCGGCAAAGTCAAACTCGACCTTTATCATGCGGCCTCACAAACGAAAGAGGCGGTGGTGAGCGCCAGCCCGACACCGCCTCTCGTGGCATTTCCAATGAAATGTGGAGCAAGCCATCGGGATTGCCGAGGCGGAGCATACACATTTGTCATTGCATGGCAATGCCGTTGCTCCCAACGTGCGCAGGACGCTGCATCGCATAGGTCAACTCGTTACCTTCGAAGATGTTGATCAGCCTGCAACGTCCGTCACTCATGTCGTCGCAGTATTCCGCGATGGCCTCTAAATCGTACTCACAGTCAGGCTCATAGATCAGCGTGGCGACGTGATCGCGGAAATTGTAGACAATCGAGCGTAGGCAGTCTTCGTTCATGACGATCCGCACACACTGTCGAAGTCCTTGCTCGGCGCACAGGGCACAGACCCCGTAGCCAAACCATCGGCAGCACGTTCAAGCGCATCGTCGCTGTAAAGTTGATTGCAGGCTTCAAGCTCAATCTGGTCTTCGTTTTCCATTGTGCTGCTCCGGTTTCATGATCTGTGGTGTCGTTCCCAGATCAATCGGCTGATCATCGTATCGGGTGTGCGATTGGAAAGGGCACACGCACGAGCCCCAGCATACTCAGCAACCATGCCACGATGACGATGGCGCACAGCAAACCCACAACGATACGCCCCCACTTGTCGACGTTCGGGTCGATGCTGCCAAGCGCGAACACGATCACCCAGCGGATGGCGAACGCCACCAAGATGATGACGGCGATGTAAAGCAGGACGTACAACAGGCCCAGCAAAATACTGCCGATGTCCATGTCAGCCTCCGTGTTGCCCGTTAGCTGCCTTCAGTCATAAGTATGCGGACCTTTTCTTCGTTCCGCTGCAACCACTCCAGCGTCTTCTGTACGGCCCGCATCCGCTCGACCTGATAGTCCGCAACCGATTGCCGCAGCTTACCGCTATTGACCATGTGCGGATAGACTTCACTGCGCATCTTCAGTTCGCGCTTCACCTCGTCGATCTGCTGGTTGAGCGAGATGGTCATGCCCGCGACCGTAAATACCTGCGCCGCGCGCTGTGCAGCATCCGCTTTTTAGCTGCAAACTCTTTCGGGTCCATCGTCTCCTGCATCTTCAGCCGCGTGTGGTACACGTCGCACCAATGCTCCAGCGTCATGTCCTTGCCGCTGTGGATGATCATGTCGAAGCCCATCACCACAGCCTGCACACACTGATAGGCATGTTCCTCGATCACATCCCCGGCAGCGATCCACTCGGCAACCTTGCGCACAACGTACTCGACTTCGTCATCGTGTGATGTCTGCGTACAACACTTTTCTTGCTTCATCGAACAGTCTCACCTTCGTAGCATCTTTCAAGTCTGCCCCCGGCACAGTCGAAGGCGGCGGAATTATTTTACAGAAGACCAGCTTGTCGGCCACCATCACATCGATCAGCAGCTTCATTGCAGCAATGTACGCGCCGTTGCGGCAATCAGCATCACCACAGTTTTCGATCTTGTGCGGGGTCACAGCGGATGCCCCGCCTGCTGCTTGGCCTTTGCGCGGGCGTAGGCGATCTGGCGGCTCTTGATCCAGTTCGCAGTCTCTGGCGACACCCATTTCGATGCGTTGACGTAGCCGAAGGCATTCGGCCAGACGCCAAACTTTTCCCGAAACTTGTGCGACACCCAGCCGCTGCTGTAGCCGTGATCTTTGGCAAAACGGCGCAACTCACCCACGAACATCGCCTTGTCTGCCGGTCCAACAGGCAATGGCTTTGCTTTCGGTTTTAACTCACGCAACTCGCCATCCTCGGGCTTGATCGTATTGACAGCCACCGCCACGAAACCACAGGCTGGACACTTGGCGCATCGCGGGGGTTTCAGGTACGCGCACTGCGGACATTCCTTCGGCAACCGTATGGCATCGGTGCGGTTCTCATGTGCGGGCGTCTTGCCAACGTGCAGGCCGCTGTAGCTCTCATCGATGTCGGTCACGAAGCCCAGACGCTGATGGTTATCGCTATGATCGAGGATCAGACAGTGGTCTTTGCCGGGAGCCGTGCGCAGACCGCGTCCGACAATCTGCACGAACAGCATGTCGCTCTTGGTTGGCCGACACAGGCTGATACAGCGCACATCCCAATCGATGCCGACCGTCAATGTGCCGACATTGCACACCACCTTTACCCGGCCACTATGGAAGTCGCGCTTGATTGCCTTGCGCTCAAGGTCATCGGTGTGGGCATCCTGATAGGCACACGGGACACCGGCAGCCTCAAACTTCATTTGCAGATGCTTTGCGTGCAATCGGTCCACCGCATAGCATAGCGTTGGCCGGTCTTCGGCCAGCTTCACCCATGTCTCGACAGCGTCAGCAACCAATTTGCCTTCCGACATTTTCGCGGACAATTCGTTCTGCTGATAATCACCGGCCACCGTGCGCACCGCGCTCAAATCAGGATGCGATGGCGCGTACACCTTGTACGGCGACAGCAGACCCGCCTCGATCAGTTCGCGCGTGGTCGATGCCTTGATGTAGTGCCCGAAATAGGAGCCCAGCCCGCGCGTCCACGGCGTTGCCGACAGACCAATGATCGGCGTCTTCTGCCACTTCGGGTCTTGCAGCCATTTCGGATAGAACTTCTCAAACCATTTGTGCACTTCATCGACCAGCGCCACATCATGCTCTGGCATCGGTCGCTTCATCAGCGTCTGCACACTGGCGATCTGGATCGGCTTGCTCCAATCAGTCATCTCGTGCTGCGCTTGGATCACACCGACATCCGGTATGCCCTGCGCGTAAAACATTTCGACGGTCTGATCGATCAGCGAGATTGCGGGCACCGTGAACAACACCTTTTTCTTTTTCGCCCGCGCATTATTTACCAGTGCTGCGGCCAATATCGTTTTACCAAAGCCGGTCGGAGCCTGCATCACGATCCGCCGCTGACCGGCACCCACCGCACAGCGCAAATTCTCCAGCGCATCAATTTGATCAGTGCGTAATCCGTGCATCGTTTGCTCCCTTCAATTCGTCATTCCAATCATTGCCCGCTGTCTCGGGGATGCGCACGTCAACCTGCCGCTCGATACCCTTGGCCCGCGCCTCGCACACCAGACGATTGGCCAGCGCATAGGCCGCCGCCTGCCCGGTGTAGCTCGTATCGTTATCGCCAAAGATCACCAGCCGCTTCACGCCCACGGGCGGATCAAAAAACTTCATCATCAATGCGGATGTGGTCGACCATACCGGCATGTCGAACATCTTCGCCGCGCTCAACGCCGTCTCGATGCCCTCTGCAACACCCATCACTTCCGCCGCTTCGCTTAGTCGTATCGCGCCGCCTTTCGGCAACACGCCGCGCATGAATTTACGGCTCGGCTCGACCGGCGCTTTGCCGCCGTCTTCAGTCAGGAAGGTCTGGTGTATCTGCGCCGCGTTGCCATGTGCGTCACAGAACTTCGCAATCATCACCGGGAAAACCTGCTCATGTGGATGAAACGTGGCAATCGTCTCACGCAGCGATCCCTTGATGCCGTGTATCGATAAGCCGCGCTTGACAAGATATTTTCCCGCAGGGCTCTCCGGTGCGATCACGCGCGATGCAATCCAGATGCGCTTCAGTTCAGCCATGCTGGTCACACGCTTGTCCGGCAACATCGGTTTCGCCTTCGGAAGATTGCCGATGATGGCATCGACCTCTTTCGCGGCCTTTGCGAAATCCCAGCCGTGCAGCTTCATCAGCAACTGCATTCCACTCCCAGCACCACACTGGTTGCAGAAGTAGCCGCCGTTGCCGGTCGGATCGGTGTAGCGAAAGCGGTCCTTGCCGCCGCACAGCGGACAGGGCTGATGCACACCGCTCAAAATCTTCGGCGCGACACCCAGCGCCGGAAGGATTTCGCGCCAGCGGCCCTTAGCCTGCTCGATTGTGTTCATTTCCATGTCAGCCCTCCTGACCAATGTTTCACGTTTTACAAATTTCCGTTGATTTCATTGCTCTTTTCCCATTCTCAGTCCGCTTCTTTTCCCTTGCTTGCCCTGCCGGTGGTTTGACCTCAGTCCCCCTTACCCCCTATCGCCAATTTTGGTGCGGACGCGCGCCCGCGACCACGCTGGAAAGCGTGTCTTGGCAACGGCTTAAGTAAGAGGGGCTGAGTGCCGACCGGTTCGGCCCTCTGTCTGGTCTTTAGCGCAGCATCCAGACAGGGCAAAGCCCTCAGTCCTGCCGCCGACCGGAACACTTGACTGCTGGGGGGCTTGATGTGTACTGGCGTAGTCGGTATTTATTGCCAGAACGATCAGCCTTGCTGCTATCAAGGTTTCGGATCGGAAGGCCGTACTCCTGCCGGGGTGCGGCCTTCGTATTTTCCACCGTATGCCTGTCGATTATTTTGGCAAGCGCAATGTCACGTCGCTGACATCAAATCTTTTTCGTCAGCGTCATTGACGCAAGATGTGGTGTGTGGCGAACAGCGGCGTCATACGAATAGCGATGTCGGGCCGCAGACAGCACACCTGATAGCTCCACAACGCACACGCATCGGCTTCATTGTCGTTTGTCACCAACCAACCGAGTTCGTGGCACCGCTCGATGGTCGCCGCCTTCGCCAGTTTGCTTTTCATGTTTTCGCCAATGAAGTGCGGGCGTATCTGCTGCACCGACGCCTCGCGCAATTCGATGTTGCCGAGACACCATTCCTCGACATGCTCGGCCAGACCGATCAACAACTTGATCGTGTCGATGTTGGTGCGACCCTGCATCACCATCGGCGCTGCGGGGCTTTCGAAGACGATCATGTCGGGCTTGTGCAGATGCTGAAAGTCGTCAAGCCAGAGACGCAGCACCCGATAACAGTTTGCGCGACCGCCGCCCGGTTTGCCGAGACGCATGAAACCAAATTTCGGCTTCGTGCCCGGTCGGCCACACGCCCAGCCGGTTGTCGTTGCGAGGTCGAGCGCCAGCACTTTGCCGGTGAAGTCGGTCACGAGAGCTTCAGTTCATCAAGTGGTCGCAAAACAGCCTGCGGCACCCACCACGCATCAGAACCCTCGCCGTTACCCGGTCGAAAATACTTTTCGATTTTTGCATCACCACCTCGCATCCACCCCATGACAGAATACCGAGGTGGTGATGCTGTCACCAAAACAAAAACTGCGGCGTCACCATCACACGCACGAACAATCAGCTTGCCGTCTTGATAAGTTGTGGAACGAACCTGAATGCCACCGGCAACATCGTCACCAAAAAAATTATTGGTGTGCCCGCTCCAATAGCGCCCAAGTAATTTACTGACAACCATTTCAGCCGCAGCCGCATCAATGTCGGTCGACCAACTACTGTGCGGCGCATGGCGATCAGTATCCATTCCACGTTTAAGACTGCTCACTCTGCGCATCGCGCCGACCGTTGCCGCGATCATCAATTCCGCCGCAGAGAGTTCAACCGTTTGCATCACTCAGCGGGCTCCTTGACATCAACTGCGTGAAGTTCACCCCACGCTTCCAAGGCATCTGCATGTTGCAGCTTGGCGCGGCCTTCGTAGCGCAGCCGTTTGCAGTTATATCTGACATCGGCCCGCGTCATTGCAGTCAAGATGACGTACTCAGGTTCGCCATCGCCAACTTTGCGGGCGGTCGGATAACGCCACTGCAAATCAGGAAACAGCGGATGCGTGTCCGCTGGCGTGGCAGTCTCGTCATCAGGCTCAAAATAAATACGAAACACCTCACGCGCGATCTGCCGAAGCTGCAAGTGGCAGCCGATGTAAACCAGCGGGTGCGTCTTCATGAAAGCGATTGCGTGCAGCTTTCGCATCGCTTCAGTTGCCACCCACGCCGCACTGATACGTTCCTCATCACGCCGCGTGTCGACTATCTTCGCTACGATCTGCTGAAGGCCCGCCGCTTCCCCTTTGCTGAAGCTCGCCTTCGCTCTGCGTTTCGCTTTCGCCTTGCGCGCCATGTGTTGCTCCAATCTTGCGTAGCCACGCCGCGACCCTCGGCGCAAGGGTATGCACGTCATCCAGCATGTTCGATGTCATCGTTGCCATCACTTCGGCTGGCTCCTTGTCGAGCAGTCCATCCCGCTGAAAGTCCTTCAGTCTGCCCCACAGCCAGAGAGCTTCGGCAGCAACCGGATTTTCCTTCGGTGCTTCCGTGGCGTGAATGATGCCTTCTGTAGTCGGCATTTCCGATTGGCCCAGCGCGGCCTCAAACTGCTCATCGGTCGGATTTGCTAGCTTCTGCCACTTAGCCGACTGCTCATGCGAAATGTCTGGGTTGTCTTTGAGGTGCCTGCGCTTTTTTCGTCGCCGGGGTCGCCCCGGCAGTGAGCCGCCGCCTTTTTTCTTCGGCATCTTCTTCAGCAACTGACCGGCCTTGCGCTCGGCGCGCAATCGGATTTCGCAACACCGCCGTTCGTTGTCGACATCTTTCGCCAGTTTCGCGTATCGCTCCAGTGCCGCTGCCTGATCGCGGATTTTTTTGACTTCATCCACTTTGTAGGCAACAGCAATCGCCTTCACCATTGCATCGTACTTTGCCAGACCTGTACCCGACATCAGTCACCTCTCATTTCGGTCGCTGCGACAGCTTCATGTTGGCAACCTTGCCGATGCCCTTCGCCTTGATCTTCACGCTCGGGCGTTGGCGCTGCCGTTCCTCACGCTGCTCCTTCAGCTTCTGCTCTTTCGGTCCCGCCTTTATCGTCGCCATCTTTCTCTCCCGGTACGACCAGTGTCAGCTTCGATGACTTCGCCAGTTCACGAAGCTCTTTCTGCTCTGCCTTGGTCGGCTTCGGCAGGTCAGCCCAAAACGACAACTGGCGTTTATTTTCCTGCGCCTTGGCGATGCGCTCGGCCATCTTCCGATCTTCAATCTCAAGGTCGGACAGCCAGCCTTTGATTTTGGTGAGCGCCCGGTCGATCTTCACGTTGATCTTGGCCGATGCCTGCGAAATGCCGAGTGCAGCCAGCGCCTCGTACTGCGACTGCATGTGGTCACGCTCTTTGCGCGCGGCGTTCATGTAGCGACCCCGCGCACTCTCGATGTTCTCGTAGCAGACGTGCACGGTGCGCAGGATGCGAACCGCTTTGCTGCCGACTTCCGGCTCTTTGTGCTTCGCTGCCTTTGCCATCAGTACGTTCTCCTGCTGCCCGCTGCGTTTGTGTTGAACCGGGCGTGGTGCGTGGGGCAATACGAACTATCCCGGCCTAAGCTATCGATACCGCGCGGCTGACCACAACACAGCGGCAAATCCCAATCGCCGCGTATGTCGAGGATTGCTTTGCAGCCCTCGTTTTCGAAATACTGAACGCCCACCATGCCGATGTCGGCCTCGATGCTCGCTGTCTCGATGGCCTCGACGGTAGCCTGCGCCATTTCCGGCGTTGTCTGTGACGGCTTGCGAGCGAGCCTGCGCGCCGCCCTTGCCGCACCGGCTTCAGCGTTGCTGATCTTTTTCTTTTCCGTCTTCACGGTCGGCTGCATCACTTTGCCTTTGCGCGTCACCTCGGCACCCCATTTGATAAGCCGGTCCTTGCGACCGGCGACTGCGCCCCGGCTGACCTTATATCCGGCTTTCGCCAACTCTGCCGCAGTCACCCCCAAGCTGTGTCCCGCGTTCCACAGCTTCAGCATCAGCGTGTCGGCGTCGTCGTTCCACATCACGCCTTACGTCTCCGCTTGAAGATGTCCGGTCGGATTTGCTCGGGCGTCATGCCGATCACTTTCGCCACGTCATGCACCCGTTCGATAGGAACCTTATCCCACTGGTAGACCGCCGCCCGTTCGATGCCGCAGGCTTCCGCCACGCGCACCGATAGACCTCTGGTGGTGCGGATTTTGGTGCAGGCACGGTCCACCTTTGTAGCCTGTCGAAAACCGGTCATACCAAGCGTCCCTTCACATTAACGGTAAGCCACTATATGTAGCGTGGCTGGGGGTGAAAGCCAAGCAAACCTTTACTTCGGCGCTGGTCGGGGGTACACCACTAGACCGGCAATCCAGCCGATAAGGAGCAAGTCACACCATGTTGAAGGGCATTGATCTACAAGAACTAGCCCGCCGCATTACCACGGCAAAAGACGGCAAGCGTGATTTCATCGCGCCAGCCAACCAGCTCACCGCCCGCGCCGATACTGAAGGCGAAGTCAGACTGCACGTTCCCGACAACGGCAGCTTTCCCCTGCAACCGCTCGCGCATCGGCAACTCGCCACCTTCACTGGCGTCCCGGCGCAGTATTGGGATCGCATGAAAAACGATGCGCCCGATCTACTGTCGGAGAACATCAACACTTGGCTGCAAAAGATGCCGAACGAGCGCAAGCGCATGGTGCGCACACTCAGCGGCAACGGTCGGGCCATCCTGTCGAACAGCTACGCCCGCGTTGAAAACGAGGAAGTCGCGGAAGTCGCATTGCCGATCCTGCACGAACTCCCCAACGTGCAAATCGTCTCCGCTGAAGTCACCACGGCACGGCTCTACATCCACTTCGTCGTACCCGGTGTGCAGGGGCAGGTGAAGGTCGGTGACGTTGTCCAAGCTGGCGGCATCATCAGCAACTCGGAAGTCGGACTTGGCGCGGTGCGCGTCGATGGTCTGGCGTGGCGGCTGATCTGCCTCAATGGTGCGAAGACCGGCGACAGTTTCCGCCGCTCGCATATCGGGCGCGCGGTTGAAGACAGCGAAACGCTGTGGGCGGATGACACCAAGCAGGCCGATGACAAGGCAATCCTGCTGAAGGTGCGTGACATGGTACGCGCGGTTGTCGATGAAACCCGCTTTCGTGTGCAGGTCGACAAACTCAAGCAGCTTGCCGATCCGTCCGCGAAGATCAGCGGCACGATCACCAGTGCCGTCGAAGTGCTGACCACCAAGGTCGGTCTGCCGGATGCGATGCGTCCATCCATCCTCACGTCACTAGCCGAAGGCGGCGACCTCACCGCATGGGGTATGATCAATGCTGTCACGGCGCAGGCGCACAAAGCCGACGACTATGATCGCGCGGTCGAGATTGAGGGCGTTGGCGGAACGCTGATCAACCTGCCGCCAGCCCAATGGAAAGAGATACTTCAAGCCGCGTAACTGCTTGAGGTTGGCGGCGCGGGCCCAAAGCACAACGGGTGTACCCTCACCACCGCGCCGTCAGTTCATCGCCGGGTTAGATCAATGGCTTGCTCCGACCCGGTGTACGCCCGTCACGATGCCTCACATCATCTGACGGCGCGGGCGGGGACAGGTCCGAACACCTGTCCCCGTTTTTCTCGGGAGGTGACTGATGGACGCCATCAAGTGGAACGGCAAGCCGATCAAAACACCGGGCTGGTATAGCGGCTTGTCGCTTGAGGATTATCACAGCGCAGGCATCTGCGACGGCCTCGCGGTGTCGTCATCCGATCTGCGGACCTGCTGGCGGAAATCACCAGCGCACATGCATGACCGCTGGGCGGAAAATCCGGTGCGCGAGGTTGACAAGCCGCCGCGCCATTTTGTGCTGGGCAGTGCCGCGCATCACCTCCTGCTTGGGGAGGACAGATTTAAGATGAAATACGTCGCGCAGCCGCCCACCTACCGCGACAAGAAAACCGCTGTCGAAAAAAGCTGGCACAACGGCGCGGACTTCTGCAAAAAATGGAATGCCAAGGCGACGGCACAGGGCAAGGCGTGGGTCACGCACGACGAACTGAAGATCATCCTCGCTATGTCGAAAAGTCTTGCGCTCGACCCGCTTGTCAATGAGGGATTGCTGCGCGGCTATGTCGAGCATTCCGGCTTCGCCAAAGACCATGAGACAGGCTTGTGGCTCAAGGTGCGGCCTGACGTGATCCCGACGCACACCGGGGAATTCTGCGACCTGAAAACCGCCGCCGATGTCACCACTGTCGCGCTGCAATCATCCATCCGCAGCTTCGGCTATCACCAGCAAGGCGCACTGATCTGGGAAGTGGCTGAATTGCTCAAGCATCCGTTCGACAGCTTCTATCTGATGTTCATCGAAACCGACCGGCCCTACTGCGCCCGCGCCCTGCCGCTCACTGAAGACGACCTCGCTCGGGGCAGGCTGCAAAACCGCGCCATGATCCGCAGGATTGCCAACTGCATCACCACCGACCACTGGCCGGGACCGGGCGAAGGCGACCTTCGCGCATTGCCGCTGGCCGACGCCGAACGTGAGCGCATCGACGCGCGATTGAAGTTCGAAAAGGTCGGAGCGCAGTGATGCCGGAAAAAATCTTTTTCGCCTTCACACCCCCCGTCACGCCGAGACTTCTGCGGCTGCCGCCCGACAAAAACGTGCAACTTGTGCCCGGTACGCCTCAAGTCAAG